CGTTGCACCTTGTACCCCTGTTGCACCAGTGGCGCCCTGTACGCCGGTCGCCCCCTGAGGTCCTGTCGAACCCTGTACTCCGGTTGAGCCTTGTACACCTGTAGACCCTGTGGGACCTTGGACGCCGGTGGCACCACTAGGGCCGGTGCTTCCTTGGACACCTGTAGTACCTGTAGCACCTTGGGATCCTGTGGCACCTTGAACCCCAGTTGGACCCGGAGAACCTGTTGGCCCGGTTGCACCAGCGGGACCGATAGGTCCCTGAGGCCCTTCTGTAACAACATCAACAACTTGTGTCGATGTTACTTCTACAACAACACTGCAATCATCTTTAGTTATAACAACTGAACCGCAGCACGTCATGTCGTATATCCTTCAGAAACGTAAAAAGTCCCTTCTAAATAATATTCCTTTCTACCTGTTGTGTCAGTCAATAAGACATCATAATAACAAGTATCAGGTAGTGATGTTGTTTGAACGTCTGTTAAAGAAATTTTAACTAATCCATTTACACGGTTGGTGTAAGTAACAGTGAAGTCTGCATACTTAACTGTTCGTGCTTTGTCCCAAATTTGAGCAGCAACTGTCCAACCAGTAAGATCAATAGCCCTATCGTTTGAGTCTTTAAATTGTAACGTCAAGTCATAAACAACCCGACGCTGAATAGTGTCATCGTAACGACCAGGATGTATTGACATGTAACTTATCTGGCAGAAATCACAAAGGTGACAGTTGGGCTGCCCGTAGTGATGGAAACCAATCGTCCACGAACTGCTTTGAGCGGCATACCACTAAAGAAATATCCTGTCGTGCCGTTAGCCACGATAGTGGTATCAGTTGCGGCCAAAGCAAAGAAGTTGGTATTATCTAAACTTCCCTCAAACCTGACAACCACGTTAGTACCAATGCTCGCAACAGTAACTTGGAAACCGAAGTTAACAGGTGCTGTATTGTCTTGATCAGCTACCAGCACGGAGGAAGTCGTACCAGCAGCGGTAAGCGCTGCTGGATAAGCAAATATTGTATCAATGTGGATCGGATTGTAAGACATGGCAGGTTATTTCTTATAATCTAGTGTACTCTTAAGCAACCATTGATTTTTTTTATGTACACGTCCACGTTCGACACCAAGGTCTAGTGTGAGCTGGTCACCGATCTGTTCAGACATTTTAATCAATTCTTCAAATTTTTTAGCAAGTAAGTTGTGATTATTTGCCAACTGAAGAATAATTCCTTCTTGATTAAAACAGCTTTCTAGCGGCAATTCAGGCAAATTGGAATACATTAAATCCCCAACAGTCTTAGGGGTGGCAATATCTAAAGAACGAATATGCTCAGCAATGGTGTCATTTCCTTCTTGCATTTCTTCATAAATTCGTTCTGTAAGAAGATGAATTTGATAAAACTTGCCGCCCATTAAATTCCAATGGACTAGCTGTGTCTGGTGATATACATAAATAGAATCACGCAGGCATTGCGTTAAGTGGCAGTAGCAAGGAGTTGTTTTATCAGTTGAAGTTTTAGCCATCACGATTTACCCCAGAGATCATTGCATGCCCACCAGCGGGGGCTGTTTCTGTCCATCTTTTCATCACACCCCATTCTAGCTCGAAAGTTCCTACGCCGCTCAGGATCATGGTGTTGTGTATAGTCCTCGTATCCGCGCCTACCGTACCGCACAATTTTCTCTTCTCCATCATGACAGGATTTAACCACCCATTTGTGAGTATCGCCCTCTGGAGCACGCTGGGGCTTGTTGCACTTCATGTGCTCCTTGGCTAGTCGTTTTGCTTTAGCGTGATCAGCCACGGTTACACATAATCCTCTTTATGCGCAATCAAGTCTTGAGATACTTGACCATTTGCAACTTGTCCAAATGAATCAGGAATTCGCGCCGATTTTAATTTTGCAATTGTATCCGCAATATAGTTACTGTAATTATCTAAAAAAATCTTTCCAGGATCCAGCTGCACCTGCTGTTGTGGATTAGGTTGCGATCCAGCCGAGGGTTGCATCATGGCAGATATAGGGAATAGCCTGAACTGAAGGTGTAATCTTTACAGAGCAAGGTTTTTGCTCCATCCATTCTTTAAGTTTACCAACCCTTTGCTCTGAATAATGCTGATGAGCAGGGCTCATGTATTCAAACACAGCCTGTGAACCCTTTGCTCGATTGCAATTAGTACAGGCACACGCCAGGTTATTTCTGGTGCTGTGGCCGCCTTTATGTTTGGGAACAATGTGATCGATGGTGGCATCGCGGTCACTTAACTGCTTGTCGCAGTAAGCGCATTTCCACCCCCAATCTTCAAAAATACTTTCTCGAAATCGTTTACGCGCAACTTTAGGACTGAGAACAACGAGATTAGTCAGAAAATCGTCAGCGCAGTGAAACATGAAGTTGTCATGAATCCTTACACAAAAGTACGGTGCACACACCTGTCCTATACGCTATGCTTGTACCGTTGGCCAACTAGCCCAGCGGAAGAGGCAACGAGTTTAAGCCTCGTTCAGGCTCGGTTCGAATCCGAGGTTGGCTACTTGCTCGTCGGTGACGCTAGGCAGATAGCCTAGAGGGTCCGGGGCATCGCCAGACTAGCTCAGCGAAGGTCCTCGGTTCAAATCCGTGGTCTGGCTTAATCAGTTAATCCCAGAGGGGGATTGTCTTGATCTTCGGCAGGATCGTACTCAGCATCCTCAAGTAGTTTCAGAAGCCAGTGGTGCACACGGTCTGTAACCCACCGCAAATCTTCATCTGTTACGTCACGAAAAATGGAATCAAGGCGGAGTTCACGCGAGGGTTCTCGCATGTGATCTGTCAGCAGCTCAAGGGCGCGATAACGTCCTGGCGTGAACTCCCCCAACATGATTAAATGGCTAATGCCTCAGCTACTTCATCACTCAAATCATCAGAATCCGGTGTTTGCACCTTAAGCAAATCAATGACTTCCAAGGCACCGGCAACTTTTAAATAAAGTTCTTTTGTTTCGAGCAGACTTGCTTCAGTAGTACGGATTTGATTGGTTAATTCAGCCAGCTGTTTTTTCAAATTGGCTTCAATATCTTGAATGTTTGCCATGGAGAAGGAGGAATTTACCATTATGATAGCAGATTATTAGCGTTTAGCAAGCGGGGTTAGTAAGCCTGCAAGCATTTCCAGACCACGATAGATTCGGTTTACCATGGCGTTGGTATTGGGAGTCTTGGTCAAATTAATAACGACTAAAGCAAAAACATGTAGATGAAAAATAATTGTTGAAAAATCTGACAATGCTTGTGCAAACTCATGAATATGTTTTTCCATTTTTAAAAAATCCAACCCCAACCATTAGCCCCGCCACCAACGAATAATCGCGGATCCATGTTGGTAAAAGAATAATGTTGATTCTTGCCAGAAGTTGGTCCTTGTTCTAACCATTGCCCGTGAACTAAATCAAGCTCACCATAAGGATCTTGCACCAACCAATAAGAATCAGAGTAACCTGTAATGACAATAAAATGCCCACCGCCACGAGGAGCATCTACTGGCCCGTGATGAACAATGCCTACAGCAACCGGTTTCCCCTTCTCAATCTGTGTCTGAATATCTTTGACATCTAAATTCATTTTAAAGGAAGCAGTAACTCCAAGTTCTGCCAAGGCTTTAAAATGTGCTTCGCGTGTCGTAGTATCGCCATTTTTATTAACATAGTGAAGATAATCTACATCGTCGTTAATTCCTTTTACATTTAAGTATTTAAGACACATTGCAATCGAACTGGTTTGACATTGCCGCCAACCCTCTTGGCCATTATCTTGCTGCCAAAAATAAGGAAAGTTACGCAGATATTTTAGGTTTCCATCGACAGCATATGGTTTTTGTTCAGGTGTCAAGCCAAGCCAGTGCTCATTAAATACCCACCAAGTACCAAGGGAACCTATATCTAGCTTTGTGTGCCCATCTCGTTGTTCTACAAAAGCGCAATTACGATATGTGCGGCCCTGGTAAACCTTGGCTTTTTGATCATTAGAAAGGGAGTCTGCAGCGACGGGTTGTTTTTTAAACCACGTCTGCTGTTTAGATGTTATTGCAAGAACAGACATAAGTAATTACCAAATCTATTTACAGAATAGCGCAATTTCCGCTTCCCGTCGCTTCAATAAACCGGGTAATGTTTTGTTACCAGCACCTTTGCACCACTTGATCAGTTCTTGTTTGGCAACAGTGTTGGGGTTTTCGTGGGAATTAAGACGCCGCCGCAGGGTAGAGGATTCCAAGGAACCTATGCCGACGTTATAGGCAAATGAAACCAGTGCATCAAACTGGTTTTGATTAAGCGGGACTGTTATAAGGTTATTTACTGCGGTTTCAAAAGAACTTAAATCTTTATTAAGAAGATTGGTTGCTTGCGTTTCGGTGATGGTCATGCCGTTATGTACATCGGGGCCTGTATGCCCATAACCTATCGTTAAGATCCCTACTGCATCTATGTATGAATGTAATCTTAAGCCTTCAAAAGACTTGATCAATAAAATGCCAGAATTAGATATTTTCATGAACTTAAGAAAGGTTTATTAGTCGCCACAATAGGCCAAACACCGTAATCCTCACTGGTAACATAAGCTGCTAATTCAAAAGTTGTTTTAGTATTTGTAATTTTTACAATTTTTTTATTACATGCTACACGAACCTGCTCACGCCACTTTTGAATTTCCGGATCAATACCAGTGCCATTATCAATTTGCCGAACAATTTGCCAATCAGTAGGAGTTAAAAGCGTGCATGCTTTGGTTCGTGTTTGGTTACTCCATAAAGTAACAAGTTTATCGTGGTCCTTGGGGACTAAATCACCGACCTTATTGTACCCGTAATAAAAACGTTGGTCGTACGGCTCAAGATCAGAAACTTCTGTAATTTTAATAGCGGCTCGTTCACTTGGCGTGGATAAACGTAACCAATTTGCTGGATATTGAATCCCACAATGTTCAAACGGGACATCAATAGATAAGGGACAACCGTCCAACAAAAACATGTTTTTAATTAAAATACTTATTATTTAG